GAGACGCCCGTCCTGCGGCGCAAAGTGCGCGACAACCGCAGCCGCGACGACGCCAACACCACGCTCATGAAGGACTTCACCGGCGGCGTGCTGGTGATCAGCGGAGCCAACTCCGCGGCAGGCCTGCGCTCGATGCCCGTGCGCTACCTGTTCCTGGACGAGATCGACGCCTACCCGCTCGATGTCGACGGCGAAGGCGACCCGGTGGCGCTGGCCGAGAAGCGCACCAGCACGTTCAGCCGGCGCAAGGTGCTCAAGGTCAGCACGCCGACCATCAAGGACTTCTCGCGCATCGAGGCCGCGCACGCCCTCACCGACATGCGCCGCTACCACGTTGCCTGCCCGCACTGCGGCGAGCGCCAGCCGCTGGAGTGGGGCACCGACAAGCCGCACGGCCTGCGCTGGGACAAGAACGAGCACGGCGATCCGGTGCCAGGAACTGCGCGCTACGTGTGCGCCGCGAACGGTTGCGAGATCCTCGAGCACCACAAGCCCGCGATGCTGGCGAGCGGCCAGTGGGTGGCCACCAGTCGCGGAGCGCGGCCCGGGCTGGCCACCGGCTACCACCTCAATGCGCTGTACGCGCCGCTGGGCTGGGTCAGCTGGTCCGACCTGGTGCTCCAGTTCCACGAAGCCGCCCAGGCCGCAAAGGCTGGCGACGTGTCTAAGCTCAAGACCTTCACCAACACGGTGCTGGCCGAGACCTGGGAAGAGCAGGGCGATCGCATCGCCCACCACGACCTGGCGCGCCGGGCCGAGGACTACCAGCTGGCCACCGTGCCGTGGGGCGGACTGGTGGTCACGTCCGGCGTCGACACCCAGGGCGATCGGCTCGAGGCCTACGCCTGGGCCGTCGGCCGTTCCAGCGAGCGCTGGCTGGTCGACCACCGGGTCTTCTACGGCGATCCGGCCATGCCCGAGGACCAGGCCGGCAGCCCGTGGGCCGCGCTGAGCGAATGGCGCCGCACGCCGCTCGTGCACGCCAGCGGCGCGCCCATGCAGATCAGCGCCTGCGCGGTGGACTCCGGCGGCCACCATGCGCACGCGGTCTACAACTACGCGCGCCGCCACCAGGCCGAGCACGTCATCGCCATCAAGGGCGCCAGCCAGGCTGGCAAGCCGGTGCTCGGCAAGCCAACCGAGGTGGAGGTCAACTACAAGGGCCAGCGCATCAAGCGCGGGGCCCGGGTGTGGCCGGTGGGCACCGACACCGCCAAGGCCGTGGTCTACAGCGCGCTGCGCGTCGTCCAGGCGGGCGCCGGCTACGTGCACTTCTCGCGGCACACGCCGAGCTACGTCTACGAGCAGCTGACCGCCGAGCGCCTGGTGACGCGCTACCACAAGGGCCGCCCGCGGCTGGAGTGGCTCAAGCCCGCCGGCCGGCGCAACGAGGCGCTCGATTGCGCGGTCTACAGCCTGGCGGCCGAGCACTACCTGGGCATCCCCAAGTACGCCGATCACCACTGGCGGCGGATCGAAGACCGACTGCGCCAGCGCGACATGCTCGAGGCCGCCCAGGACATGCCCGCGCGCCCCTTGCAACTTGACGCGCAGGATGCGACAATGGAGGCTGTCGCGGTCGAAGAAACATCACCACCCACGGCAGCCGACGAGCAGCCGACGACCGACGACGAGGCCCCGGTGTCGTCTGTGCGGACAGAGCAGCCACTGCGAGCCGGCAGACAGCCGCGCCTGCCAACGCGCGGCAGCTGGACCGTCAAGAGGTGGTGATGGCCGACATCGTCGACGACTTCCTGCAGCGCCTCGCTGCCATGGCCCCCGAGCTTTCCGCCGACGTGGTGCCCGCCCTCGAGGCGCAGCTGCGCCAGCACTGGGGCGGCACCGAGCCCTACGTGGGCAAGCGCGCATCCCGAAACACCCTGGTCATGCGCATCGGCGCCGGCCTGCGCGAGCGCAAGCCGCTCGGCCAGGTGTTCCAGGACGCCGGCGTGTCGCGCGCCACGGGCTTTCGCCTGCTGAATCGCCGGTCCTGAGCCGGTCAGTCTCAGATTCCCCCTGAAAAAAGGGGCGCTGGCGGCCCATCATGGCCGCTACCACCTGGCCACCCCGGCAGCGCGGAGCGCACCACCATGCCCAAAAGCACCAGCACCTGCAACAGCATCGTCAATCTGATGTACCGGGCAACGGCCTGGGCCAACGTTGCCGACAACGCCGCGTCCTCGCCGCTCACCAACACCTACGTCAGCCTGCACACCAGCAGCCTGACAGCCAGCAGCAACCTGCAGACGGAGAACGAGAGCGCCTACACCAACTACGCGCGCGTGGCCGTGGCCCGCTCGACGGGCTGGTCGGCGGCCTCCAGTGGCGCCACCAGCAACGCGGCGCTCATCCAGTTCCCGCAGTGCGGCGTCACCGGCTCCACCGTGTCGCACGTGGCAATCGGCACCGCGTCGAGCGGCGCGGGCACCGTCTGGCACTACGGCGCGCTGAATTCGTCGCTGGCCGTGGCCAACGGCATCACCCCGCAGTTTGCGGCCAGCGCGCTGACCATCACCGAGGCGTGACGCGTGGCCGGCCAGGACGTCGTCGCCACGGTGCAGGACCAGCGCAGCGCACTGGAGAAGGCACTGTGGCACCACGTCGGCCCGCCGCTGTACTACTGCCAGGGCTGCCTGCGCGCCGTGCGCGTCGAGCTGGCGCAGGATCCCGCGCAGCCGCCAGTGATCACCAGGCCATGCCAGGGCTGCCAGACCGAGCAGATCATCGCGCCGCGCAAGGCCATCGCCGCGGGCGAGGGCGGCCTCAACTGGGGCGATCGTGTGCGCGTGAGCTGGTGGCAGCTTGCCGCGGCCGCCACCGGGCGCTGCGTCTGATCATGCCGATCCGCACCGCCCGCGACGTGGTCGACGCCGAGCTGCAGGGCCGGGTGCGCGAGTACGCCTGGAACAAGACCAACGCGTCCATGTACCAGACCGCCGGCATCTGGGCCGACTTCTCCGGCGCCTCCGGCAACCCCAAGGCGAAACAGTGGTTCGATGCCACGCCGCTGGCCGCCCAGCAGATCCGCCAGAGCACCGACGGCGGCATCTGGCATGGCGCCAACGTTTCGCCCTACACCAAGTACCTGCGCTCCATGCGCGTTCAGCCGATCACGGCGGTCACGCCTTACACGCTCACGCTGTGCGACTACCTGCTGTACTACCCGACGGTCGAAGACGCCAGCACGGATCCGCAGGTGATGGACAACACGCAGACCCTGCCGCGCTACGCCGACGGCGCGGGCGTGCAGATGATGGCGGTGACCATCTCCTCGCGCACCGGCGGGCAGACGTTCAGCGTCACCTACACCAACCAGGACGGCGTGGCCGGCCGAGTCACGCCCAACGTCACCCAGAACGCGATCGCCTGGCCGGGCTCGATCACCACGGCATCGCTCGCCGCCAACTCCGGCGGCAACCCGTTCATCCCGCTGCAAGGCTCCGACACCGGCGTGCGCCTGGTCGAGTCGGTCACCATGAACGGCGCCGACACGGGCTTTTTCGCCATCGTGCTGGTGCGCCCGCTCGCCACCATGACGCTGCAGAACGTTGTGGTGCCCTACGAGAAAGACTTTCTGCTTGGCGCATCGGAGATGCCGATCATCCAGGACGACGCCTACCTGTCGTGCCTGATGTTCACCGCTGGCACCTCCACCGCCGTCACCTTGCGCGGTAGCCTGCGCTGCATTTGGGGGTAAACCATGCCAGGATTCAACAGCGCCGACGACGTCATCTCGGCCATTGCCGCGGGGCGCACCTTCCGCTCCAACTGGGGCAAGAACTTCAACCCCACCGCCGCGGCCGTGGCCAACGAGTGGCACACGCTCTTCCGCGGCGCCGGCAACCCGCCGGCCGACGCCATCTTCAACGCCGGCACGGCACTGGCGTTCCAGCCGGTCAAGGACAACACGTCGAACGCCGCCGCCATGCCGCATGGCGGCAACGTCCAGCCGAGCTACTACAAGCACCTGCTGTCCGCTTCGGCCGTGTCGGCTGCTGCCACCGTCGTGCCCGGCACGCTGGCGCTGATCGACGTGATCGGCTTCTACCGCGTCACCGCTGTCACCACCACCACCGCGCAGAGCACGACCAACACACTCGGCCAGTCCGACACCTTCACCGCCGACGCGTCCACCGACGTCTGCACCTTCACCAGCACGGCCAGCTCGCCCAGCAACCTGCTCACCGGCACGCGCGTGCGGCTTACCACCACCACCACGCTGCCCGGCGGCCTGGCCACCGCCACGGACTACTACGTCATCCGGGTGAGCGACGCCACCATCAAGCTCGCCACCAGCTACGCCAACGCGATCGCGGGCACCGCCATCAACATCACCGACGCCGGCACGGGCACGCACACCTGCACCTGGCTGCTGCCGCGCTACACCAATGGCGCCGGCGTGCAGGCCATCTTCTTCAACAGCAACGCCACCGCGCTCGGCGCGGCCACGCCCAACCTGTCGCTGGGCTACACCAACTCGGAGCAGACCGGCTCGCGCGCCACGCCGTCGGTGCTGCCGGTCGGCAAGTCGGCGGCCAGCAACAGCCACATCCTCTACACCGGCGCCACCGGCGCGGGCAAGTACAACTACCAGATGCCGCTGCAGTCTGGGGACGCGGGCATCGCCCAGGTCGACAGCATCCAGAACTCCACCAGCTACGTGTCGGGCGAGTATTCGGTGGCGCTGATCAAGGAGCTGGCGCAGATCCCGCTGTCCACGCTGGGCCTGGCGGCCGAGCAGAACTTCATGTTCGGCTTGCCCAGCCTGCCGCGCGTGTACGACGGCGCCGCGCTGTACTGGGTGTGGGGATCCGGCGTGGCCACGCCGGCCAACAGCGCCTTCTCCGGCTACCTCAACTTCGTCTGGAACTGACCATGCCGCTCATGCCTGTCTGGGTAGAGGGCTATCAGGTTGGGCCCACCGTGCACCCCGCGCAGCTGCTCGGCCTGACCGACGCGCCAAGCTGGCCCGAGGCCTGCGCGCAGCTGCTCCAGCCGCTGGGCAACTTCGACCCGGTCACGCTCACTTACTGGGGTCGGCGACTCTTCGACAGCGAAGAGGCGGCGCGCGCGGCCTACGGCTGATCGGTCATGCTGCTGGGCAACTACATCCACGCCAACCGCAACGTCGCGCGGGACTGGGGCATTGCCGTCAGCAACCCGCTGGCCATGGTCAAGGCCACGCTGACGCCCAGCTTCTTCGTGGGTGATCACGTCGTCCCCGGCGTCACCAACCGCTACGGGCTCTTCCCGGGCTCGATCGGCAGCTACGCATGGAGCCCGCCCATGAAGGCCGGCGGCCTGGCGGCCCGCACGTATTCGTCCGGCGACGCCGCCGGCACCGGCCAGCTCGGTGTCAACCGCTCGGCGGATCTCAGTGGAGAGGGCGGCATCACCGATGCCGTGTCGTCCCTCATCGTCTCGCTGGTGGCCGCCATCACGGGCTCCGGCGGCATCAGCGCGGCCGACCTCAAGGCCTTCCTGCAGGCCGTTGCCTCGCTCACTGGCTCGGGCAGCGTCACGGCCTCCACCAGCGGCCTGGGCGACATCATCGCCGCGCTCACCGCCAGCGGCGGCGCCAGCGGCACGGCCACCGGCCGCGGCGCCATGGCCGCCGACCTGGTCGTCACCGGCACGGGCCTCACCACCGCCAACGTCGGCCAGGCCGTCTGGGCGGCCGTGGCGGCAGCCAACAACAGCGCCGGCACCATGGGCGAGAAGCTCAACGACGCCGGCAGCGGCTCCAACCCATGGACCGAGGTGATCGAGGCCGGCTACAGCGCCTCCGACGTGTTGCGCCTGATCGCCGCCGTGCTGCTGGGCAACGCCAGCGGCCTGGAGGGCGGCGCGCAGGCCTTCACCGGGCTGGACGGCAGCACCGAGCGCGTCAGCGGCACCTACGCCGACGGCGAGCGCACCATCACCGGGCTCGACCCGACGCCCTGAGGCCCGTCCACCATGTCGCGCGGCCCGCTCGGCAACTGGCTCGGCCGCACGCTCGGCCACTGGCTGGGCCGCAACACCGACCAGCCGCTGCTGCCGCAGACGCCGGCCGATCGCTTCGACTACGGCCGCCAGCCGCCAGGACGCTACCTGGCCGACCCGCTGATGGCCAAGGTCGGCCAGCGGCGCAACATCCTGCGCCGCCGCTAGGCCGCCGGCCAGTCTCAATTTCCCCCTGAGCGCCGCCGGCCGACCCGGGCAGCATCGCCAGCATGACCGCCACCACCGAACCGCAGAGCCTGCGGGCGGGCGATACCGTCGCCTGGACAAAGTCGCTCTCCGACTACCCGGCCAGCGACAGCTGGGTGCTGACGTACACCCTGATCAACGCCAGCACCAAGATCACCATCACGGCCAGCGCCAGCGGCGCGGACCACCTGGTGTCCGTGTCGGCCGCCACCAGCGCCGGCTGGACGCCCGGCGTCTACTCGTGGATGGGGCGGGTAGCCAAGTCCGGCGAGAGCTACACCGTGGCCTCCGGCACGCTGGAGATCCTGCGCAACCTGGCCGCCGCCACCACGTACGACGACCGCAGCAGCGCCAAGAAAGCGCTGGACGCGGTCAACGCCGCGCTGGAGTCCTACGGCTCCAAGGCCTACCTGCAGGAGTTCGAGATCAACGGCCGGCGCCAGCGCTTCGTCTCGCCGGCTGACTTCATGTCCTTCCGCTCCCGCCTGGTGGCCGAGGTGGCGCGCGAAGAGAACGCCGAGCGCATCCGGCTCGGCCTGGCGCCCCGCAACCAGCTCGCGGTGAGGTTCAACACACGATGATTCCAACCGCCCCCAAGCCCAGCCTGGTGCAGCGCGCCGGCCGGCTCCTCAGCGGCGCCTTCGGCCTGGGCCAGAGCCCGGCCAAGCTCACCCGCATCGAGCCGTCCGTGCTGGCCCGGCGCAACTACGCCGCGGCCACCGTCAACCGCCTGAACGCCGGCTGGAGCACGCTCAGCTTGTCGGCCAACAGCGACATCCACCGCAGCCTGGACGCCGTGCGCGCTCGCTCGCGCAAGCTCGCCAACGACGACGAATACGTCCGCAAGTGGCTCGGCATGGTCGCCACCAACGTCATCGGTCCCGAGGGCGTCATGCTGCAGGCCCGCGTGTACGACGCGCCAGGCCGGCCCGACACGGGCGCCAACAGCGCGATCGAGGCCGCCTGGGCACGCTGGGGCGCCAAGGGCGTGTGCGACGCCGCCGGGCAGCTCAGCATGGTCGACCTCGAGCAGCTGATCGCCAAGACCGCCGCGCGCGACGGCGAGTTCCTGCTGCGCTGGGTGCGCGGCCAGGATGCCGGCAACGAGTTTGGCCTGGCGCTCCAGGTGCTCGACATCGACCGGCTCGACACCCAGCTGAACCGCCCGGCCGAGCCCGGCGTCAACGCCGTGCGCATGGGCGTCGAGGTCAACGCCTACGGCCGGCCCGTGGCGTACATGATCAAGAACAACCACCCGGGCGATCTGTACCAGTCGCTCAGCGGCCTGCAGGGCAACACCCACACGCGCGTGCCGGCGTCCGAGATCCTGCACGACTTCGTGCACGAGCGGCCCGAGCAGGTGCGCGGCATGCCCTGGGCCCACGCCGCCATGATCCGCCTGAACAACCTGGGCGGCTACGAAGAGGCGGCCATCATCGCCGCGCGCGTCGGCGCCAGCAAGATGGGCTTCTTCACCACGCCGGACGGCCAGGCCGAGGTGGTCAGCACCTCCAGCAACCCCGACGACGGCAGCTCCACCGATCCGGGCCTCGCCATGGATGCCGATCCGGGCACCTTCCAGAGCCTGCCCGAGGGCGTGCAGTTCCAGCCCTTCGACCCGGACTATCCCACCGCCATGTATGGCGACTTCGTCAAGGCCAACCTGCGCGGCGTCGCCAGCGGCCTGGGCGTGGCCTATCACGCGCTCGCCAACGACCTGGAGGGCGTGTCGTTCAGCTCCATCCGATCCGGCACGCTCGAGGAGCGCGACGTGTGGATGATGATCCAGCGCTGGTTCATCGACAGCCTGCTGGAGCGCATCTACGCCGTCTGGCTGCCCCAGGCCCTGGCTATGGGCCAGGTGCGCCTGGCCAACGGCTCCGAGCTGCCGCTGTCCAAGCTGGACAAGTTCGCCGGCCACCGCTGGCAGGCTCGCCGCTGGGAGTGGGTGGATCCACTCAAGGACATCGAGGCCGACGTGGCCGCGATCCGCGCCGGCCTCAAGAGCCCGCAGCAGGTGGCCGCCAAGCTCGGCCTGGACTACGAAGACCTGCTGCTCGAGCTCAAGGCCGCGCAGGAGATGCAGGCCCGCATCGGCGTGACGGTGGATCTGGGGTCTGCAGCTGCTGCAGCTGTGACCAATGCCGCCCCGGCGGAGCCTGCGGCTTGATCGCCGCGATCTGATAGGAGAAAGCGCATGTCAATGCTGATCACGATGACCCAAACCCGGATGGGGGAGGCTGGAAGTTTGCTGGTTTCTGGGTCCACATACGCAGTGTCGGAGCCTTTTGGTGCGCTCATGGTCCAGAACAAGTTCGCCACCGACACAGATGATGTCTTGTCGCCTCCCTTTTCCGATCCGGTGAAATTTTCAACTGACACGTCCGGCAATGTCACTGGTCTGCTGGGACCAAATAGAGCAATCGCGTCGGAACTTCAGCTCGGCAAACCCGTGCAGCGACCCTATCGCATGACTGCATTCGGCGATAGCCGGGCGTCGTTCATGACGACATCGACTCTGTTGGCAGTCACTGGGAACGCGGCGGCACTCAATCCCAACCGCGCTGCCCCGTGGGTCGCGGGGAACCTCGCGGATTGCGAGTTGATCGCTAACTTTGGGGTGTCGGGCGATGCGGCTGTGTCGTGGGCCTCGTCGTCCAGGGCAAACAGCAAGACCATCAACAATCTGATCGCCGCCCAACTGTTCAAGGGTGGGCCGGTTGATGTTTGCTATGTGCAAGTTGGCATCAATGACTACATTGCCGGCACTTCAGCCGCGACTGTGGCGGCTGCGATTCAGGCGCTTTGCACAGCGCTCATGGGCGCAGGGATGAAAGTTATCCTTGAGTCAACCAACCCGGCGAGCGCCGCGCAATACAGCACCAGCGCCGCCGCGAAATTGCAGGCGACGATTGACGGCAACGCGCTGCTGGCGACATGGGCCGCTGGGTATCCGCGCCAACTGGTTTACGTGGACACGTTTAGCAGCTTGGTGGACAGCACCGGGTATGCGTCGACGACGTACTTCTCGGATGGCCTTCACTACAACCAACTGGGCGCAATGCTCTCAGGCGCGGCGTGCGCCGGCGCCGCTAGGGCAATCCTGCCCAAGAAATGGGGCTACATCTACAGCAACGGCAGTGCGCTGCAGCCCAACCTCATTGATTGGGGCAGCACGCCGACGATGTACACCGCCAGCGACTTCGGGACGGTGACATTCACCACTCCGATATGGAGCATTGACGCCGCGACCGGCATCCCCTACGCCGAGGTCACCATGACCTGCGGCGCGTTGTCGGGCGGCAGAGCTTTGGGGCACCTCGAAATCTCCGCGACGCCAGTGACCGGGGCGTCGCCTCGATATCCGCTGAGCGTCGGCGACGAGCTGCAGGGGTCGGCTTACTTGGTGATTGATGACGGCGCGGGCGGGGTCCCGCCGATCCAAGGTGTGCTGCTTCGCCAGCGCGCGTACTTTGACACCAAGTATGCGGAATTCGGCCTGTTTATTGGGGCAGCTGGATCGACTTACCTGCGCCCTGTTGCGGCTCGCTTCGTGACGCCAACCATCGTCACTGCAACGGCCAGCGGTTCCATCGTGAACACGGCCAGCGGTGGGTATCAACTCCAGCCGTACATTGAATTCAACACCGTGGGACAGGTGGCGCGAGTTCGCTGCTATGCGCCGTCCCTGCGCGTGGTCAGTCAAGCTCAACCGACCCAGCCTTCGCCCGGTGGAAGTCCGTACACCTACACCAACACGACGGGCGCTCCGGTGATGGTATATGTGTTCGGCGGCACCGTGTCCAGCATCACGATTGCGCGGCAGGGCACTGCTTTGACAACTGGCGCAACGAGCGGGTCATTCAGGCTTGCTCAGAGTGATTCGGTGGTCGTCACTTACACGGTCGCGCCGACCGTCACTGTGATGCAGGACGAGGTCAAGTGACCATCGACAAGCACACCAGCATTCGAGCCGCCAGATTTGTCTGCAAAGCAATGAGCTGAAATCCCCGCCCAGTCTCAATTTCCCCCTGAAAATCCCCGCGCTCATCGCCCACCATCACGGGCATGAGCACACCCGCTTCCACCGCCCAGGCGCCCGGCATGCGCACCATCGCGCCAGGCAGCAGCCTGCAGCGTGCGCTGGCCTTCGAGCGCGCCGCGATCAACGAAGAGGCCCGCACCGTCGAGCTGGCCTTCGCGTCCGAGACGCCATACAAGCGCTGGTGGGGCACCGAGATCCTCGACTGCACGGCCACCGCGATGCGCATGGGCCGTCTGTCCAGTGGTGGGCCCTTGCTGGCCGACCACGACACCCGAGACCAGATCGGAGTCATCGAGTCCGTCCAGATCGGTGCCGACAGGGTATGTCGCGCCGTGGTTCGCTTTGGCAAAGGCGAGAGGGCTGACGAGCTGTTCCGTGACGTCGTCGACGGCATCCGCCGCAACGTCTCCGTGGGTTACATCATCCACAAGGCGGTCATGGTGGAGCAGTCCGACGACGAGGAAACCTACCGCGTGACCGACTGGGAGCCGTACGAGGTCAGCCTCGTCTCGGTGCCCGCCGACACCACCGTGGGCGTCGGCCGTTCGGCAGATGCCTCCAGCCCGCTGGTGGACCTGGCGCCCGCTGCCGCTGCGCAGCCCGCCGAAACCAGCACCGCCCCCATCACTGCCACCCGAGGAAACACCATGACCACGATCGAAGCTCCCGCCCTGACTTCCGAGGACGTCCGCAACCAGGTCACCGCCGAGCGCGTCCGCATCCGCGAGATGATGGCCATCGGCGAGCAGTTCGCCAACTTCAACGGCGTCGAGCTGGCCAAGAAGGCCATCGAAGCCGGCGAGACCATCGACCAGCTGCGCGGCCAGATCATGAACGCCATGACGGCCGCCCAGACCACGCAGGCCACCAAGCTGGACCTGTCGCCGCGCGAGCAGCGCCGCTTCTCGGTGTTCAAGGCCATCCGCGCCCTGACCGACAAGTCCTGGAAGGGCGCCGAGTTCGAGCGCGAGTGCCACGACGAGATCCTCAAGCGCACCGGCCTGTCCGAGGCCGTGCACGGCGGCTTCTACCTGCCGATGGACATCCAGCAGCGTGACCTCACGGTGGCCACGGCCTCCGCCGGCGGCAACCTGGTGGCCACCAACCTGGTGCCCTCCAGCTTCATCGACCTGCTGCGCGCCCGCAGCCGCGTCGCCTCGCTGGGCGCCACCATGCTGCCCGGCCTGGTCGGCAACGTCGCAATCCCCAAGCTGACCGGCGCCGCCACCGCCTACTGGCTCACGAACGAGGCCACGGCCATCACCGAGAGCCAGCAGACCATCGGCCAGCTGGCCCTGGCGCCCAAGAACCTGGGCGCCTACACCGAGCTGAGCCGCCAGCTGATGCTGCAGAGCACGCCGGCGGCCGAACAGCTGGTCATGACCGACCTGGCCAAAGTGCTGGCGCTGGCCATCGACCTGGCGGCCTGCGAAGGTTCGGGCAGCTCGGGCCAGCCCACCGGCATCTCGGCCACGGCCGGCATCGGCTCGGTGACGGGCACGTCGATCGCCTACGCCGGCATCGTCGAGTTCCAGACCGACACCGCCGCCGGCAACGCGCTGGCCGACGGCTCGGCCTACCTCACCACGCCCACGGTGGCCGGCCTGCTCATGCAGCGCCAGCGCTTCTCGTCCACGGACTCCCCGCTGTGGATGGGCTCGGTGCTCGACGGCCAGATGGCCGGCTACCGCGCCACCACCACCACGCAGATCACGGCCGCGTCGATGATCTTCGGCGACTTCTCGCAGGTTGTCATCGGCGAGTGGGGCATGCTGGAGATCGCGCTCAACCCTTACGCCAGCTTCACCGCGGCCATCACGGGCATCCGCGCGATCCAGTCGGTCGACATCGGCATCCGCCAGGCCGCCGCATTCAGCCGCGCCACGTCGATCACCTGACGCCACAGGCGGGCCCGGGCCTGCCCTGATCCGTCCAGCCGCGGATCGGGGCAGGCCCAGCGGGCCGGCCGCCTCCACACCCACACCCCAACCCCAGCGCCATGGCACTCACCGTCATCCCGCAGGACGCCAGCACCGTGCAGGCACAGGTGCTGCGCCCGATCTGCATGCGGGGCGAGCGCGTCGAGCCGGGCGCGGTCATCGAGCTCACGCGCATCCAGTACGCCGAGCTCAGCGCAGCCGCCAAGGTGGGCCCGGCGCCCGCCGCCGCGCGCAAGCCGGCCGCCCGCAAGGCCGCCGCCACGTCCGCAACCCCATCCACCCCGGCGGCCGACGCGGCCGCTGCCACCAGCGAGGCTGCAGCATGAGCCAGTTCAACTATCCCGGCAACGCCACCGTCGTCAACCTGCTCACGCCGGTGTCGGCCGCCAACACCGCCGCCGCCACGGGCTCCGGCGTCGACCTGCTCGACTACGAGGGCCCGGTGCTGATCACCCAGCACCACGGCGCCGGCACCGGCACCCTGGACGGCAAGATCCAGGACTCCGCCGATAACTCCAGCTTCGCCGACGTGTCGGGCCTCACCTTCACGCAGGAGACCACCACCGCCGGCATCCAGAAGCTGGTGGTGCAGTCCAAGCAGGTGCGCCGCTACATCAAGTACGTCGGCACCATCGTCACCGGCCCGCACCTGATTGGCGTGTCGATGTCCGGCGTCAAGAAGAGCGTCTGACGCCTAGCCGTCCGCCGCCAGCAGCTCGCGCATCACCAGCACCGCCATGGCCTTCGCCGAAGACATGTCGCCGTACTTCGACACCGACACCGGGTATGGCGTGGCCTGCCTGTTCAACGGGTCGCTGACGGTCAACTGCCTCTTCGACAACGCCTACGGCGACGTGCTGGGTGCCGGCGGCACCGTGCCCACCATCACCGGCCCCACGGCCAGCCTGGCCGCCATCGAGCGCGGCGACACGGTGGTGGTGGCCTCGGTGAGCTACACCATCACCAACGTCGAGCCCGACGCCACCGGCGTCACGGTGCTGCGGCTTGAGCGGGTCTGACGCCATGAGCCACGTCCGCGCCCTTGTCCGCACCGCCGTGCTCACGGCCGTCACCGGCCTGGCCACCACCGGCGCCAACGCCTTCGTCGCGCATGAGCACCCGCTGCAGGAGTCCGAGCTGCCCTGCGTGCTGGTGTCGGTGAGCGACACCGCCCAGGCCGACAGCGTGGCCGCGCCGCTGCTGCTGCGCCGCCTGGTGCTGATCGAGGTGCAGGCCGTGGGCAAGGCCGTGGCCGGCCTGGTCGACACGCTCGACCAGATCGGCCTGGAGGTGGAGCAGGCGCTGGGCAGCGGCCTCACGGTGGACGGCAAGCTGCTCTACCCGCGCTACACCGGATCCGGCGTGGCTGATCTTTCCGTGGCCATCGACCGACCCGTCGGCGCGCTGTCCATCCAGTTCGAACTCGAGTTGTACAACCAGGCCAACGACGCGGCCCACGTCTTGTAACCCGCAGGAGCACTTCCATGTCCGTCACCCTTTCCACCGGCACCCAGGTGTCCATCGCCAGCACCTACGGCACGGGTTTCACGATCACGGCCATCACCAACGCCAACCCCGCCGTCGCCACGCTGTCGGCCTCGCACGGCGTGATCGTCGGCGACTTCATCGAGGTCACCTCCGGCTGGGACCTGCTCAACAAGAAGGTGGTGCGCGTGTCCGCCGTGGCCACCAACGACGTCACGCTGGAGGGCATCAACACCAGCGACACCAACAGCTACCCGGCCGGCTCCGGCACGGGCACTGGCCGCGAGATCACGGCCTGGGCGTCGGTCACGCAGATCCGCAGCGTGTCCACGTCGGGCGGCGAGCTGAACTTCGCCGACATCACGACCATCGCCGACAAGACCCAGAAGCAGTCGCCCACCACGCGCTCGGCCCAGCAGATCGACTTCGAGTTCATGGACGACCCCACGCTGTCCTGGTACTCGACCGCCCAGACCGCCAGCGACACCAATGCCATCACGGCGGTGCGCATCGTGTTCCCCAACAGCACCCGGCTGCTGGGCAACGGCTACCTGAGCCTGCAGAAGAACCCGACCATCGAAGTGAATCAGCCGCTGACCGCGCGCCTGGGTTTCAGCGCCGTGGCCGACCTGGTGCGTTACAGCACCTGATCCGCCCGTGGACGCCGTCACCCTGGCCGATCTGCGCCGAGCCTTCGATGCTGCGCGCGAGTTCACCGTGTACGTCGGCCCCGAGGCCGACGCGCCGCGGCGCTCCGTCACGCTGCGCACCCCCACGGACTACCAGGTGCGCGTCGCGGCTATGCAAGCTGGCGTCGCCGGCCGCTCCGACCCCGCCGGCATGGAGATCCTGCAGCGCACGCTGCTCGAGCGCTCCGTCGTCGCCTGGGCCGGCATCCGCCGCGCCGACATCCTGGCCGGCGACAGCGCCGAGCTGCTCGACTTCCACGCCGACGCGGTGCCGCTGCTGCTCGACGCCCAGCCCGACTGGTTTGCCGAGCCGACCGCGCAGCTGCTCGCGCGCCTGGCAGAGCGCAACCGCCAGCGGGAGACCTCCTCGGGAAACTGAGGGGCCGCATCCAGTGGGAGAAGTCCCGCTCGGAGGCGGCCAAGCTCGAGGCGCAGGGGTTTGCCGGCCTGGCGGGCGATCCGCCACCGCTCGACCTGGCCGCCGCCCAGGCCAGCCACTGCTGGACCTTCTGCGGCGGCTGGAAGCCCGAGGTCTGGCCGCTGTACCACGCGCTGCACCCGGTGCAGGACTGGCCGCTGCTCATTGAGCTGATGGAGGAGATCCGCGCCAATGTCTGACCCCACCATCGTCCTGTCGGCGCAGGACAACGCCAGCCGGGTGATCGCCGCCGTGCGCGGCCAGATCGCCAGCATGTCGGACAGCACCGAAAAGCTGCGCAGCTCGCTCGGCGCGATCGGCGTTGGTCTGTCGGTGGGCGCTTTCACCGCTTTCATCCGCAGCACCGTCAGCGGGATCGACGCCCTCAACGACCTCAAGGATGCATCCGGCGCGTCGATCGAGAACATCAGCGCCCTGGAGGACGTGGCCGCGCGCACCGGCACCTCGTTCGATGCTGTCGGCACCAGTCTCGTCAAGTTCAACGCGGCGCTGAGCAACGCGCAGCCCGGGACCGCCGCGGCTCGCGCGTTTGAGGCGCTTGGCCTCAGTGTGTCCAACCTCAAGAGCCTAGACCCGGCCGAGGCGCTGCGCCAAACGGCGGTCGCGCTGTCCAGCTTTGCTGATGACGGCAACAAGGCGCGGCTGGTGCAGGAGCTGTTTGGCAAGAGCCTGCGCGAGGTGGCGCCGTTCCTGAACGATCTGGCAACCCAGAGCCAGCTGGTGGCCAAGGTGACCGCGCAGCAAGCTGCCGAAGCCGAGAAGTTCAACCAGGCGCTCGACCAGCTGGCCAAGAACAGCAAGGACGCCAGCCGGGCGCTGATCGGAGACCTGGTAGTCGGCATCAACGCGGCCGCCAAGGCGTTCCGCGAGTCTGGGCTGGCCGAGGGCCTGAAAACGCTGTTCTTCGGGGATCAGGAATACCGAAACAACGTGCAGTTGGTGGCCATCACGGATCGGTTGCTGGCCGCCGAAAACGCGCTGAACCGGGCGCGGGCGGCGGGACTCGGCGAGGATTCTCCGGTGGTCAAGCGATCGCGCGCCGGAGTGGCGGCCATCCAGGCAGAGCTGGCTGCACTCAACAAGCTGCGCGCGGTCACCGATCCCGACAACCAAAGCGCCGCCGAAACAGCGCGCCTTGGGCGGCGCAAGTCTTTGGCGGATGTGAGTGTCGGCCCTGCCAAGACCAAGAAATCCGAGGGCATCGAGGCCGTCACCACCGAGCTGGATCGCTACCTGGAAAGCCTGCAGAAGCAGCTGGAGAAGGAGCGCGATCTCACCGAGCTGCAGAAAGCCCAGATCCGCATCAGCGAGGCGTCGGCGCAGGGGTTCAGCGAGGCGCAGCGCCAGGCCATTCTTGACCTCGCTGGCCGGATCGACAAGGAGCGGGAACTCAAGAAGGAGCGCGAGGAAAACCTCAAGCTGGCGGAGGCACTGGACGCCGGCCTTGTGGCGGGCGATCAGGCCTTCGCCAAGCGCCTGCAGCAGCTGCGCGACGCCACGCCGACCGCCGAGCTCGAGCGCGCCCGCAAGGATCAGGAGCTGCTCGCCCAGGCCTTCAAGGAGGGCACCATCTCCCAGCAGGAATACCTGGAGGCCGCGGCCACGCGCGCCGGCATCACGGCGCAGAACCTCGAGAAGACCAAGTCGCTGGCCGAAGAGCTGGGCCTCACCTTTTCCAGCGCGTTCGAGGATGCAATCGTCGGCGGCAAAGGCCTCTCCAGCGTGCTCAAGGGCCTGCAGCAGGATCTGCTGCGCATCGTGGTGCGCAAGACTGTCACCGAGCCGCTGGGCAAGTGGTTCAGCGGCAAGATCGGCGACATCTTCGGCGGCTTCTTCGCCGACGGCGGCTCGCCGCCGCTGGGCAAGATCTCCATGGTGGGCGAGCGCGGGCCCGAGCTGTTCGTGCCCCGCGAGCGCGGCACCATCATCCCCAACGGCGCCGGCCTGGGCGGCAACGTCACCGTGGTGATCAACCAGACCGTGGGTGACGTGGCCACCGTCAGCCTGCTGCAGGAGTCCAACCGCAACCTGGCGCGCACGATCCAGGCGCAGATCCTGCGCAGCGTCAACCGCGGAGGGGCCCTGGCATGACCGCCATCACCCTGCCCACCGGCTTCAAGCCGGCCACCATGTCGCTGCGCCTGGGCGTCAACCAGCGCGTCAACGCCGCGCCGTTCGGCGGCTCCGAGCAGGCCGTGGATCTGCTCAACGACCGCTGGCTCATGAGCCTGCGCCTGGCGCCGCGCAGCCACGCCGAGGCGGCGGCCTACGAGGCCTGGATCGGCAGCCTGCGCGGCCAGGTCAACACCAGCGCGCTGTGGCACTTTGTGCGGCCCGTGCCGCGCGGCACCATGCGCGGCTCGCCCACGCTCAGCGCCACGGCCGCGCAGGGCGCATCCAGTATCGCCATCACGGGCGGCACCGCCAGCGGCACGCTGCTGGCCGGTGACATGCTGGGCGTCGGCGGGCTGCTGCTGATGGTGGCGGCCGACGTCACGCTCAACGGCAGCGGCGCTGGCACGGTCAGCATTGTCAACCGGCTGCGCAGCGCGCAGTCCAGCGGGGCATCGGTGACCTGGAACGCGCCCACCGCGCCCTTCCGGCTGGTGAGCACGCCGTCCATCACCTACGTGCCGGGCATGGCCGAGGCCATCGACCTCGACCTGGTCGAGGCCATCACCTGAGCGACCGGCCAGCATGCGCACGCTATCCGCTCCCGTGCTCGCGGCCATCGGCGGCGCCGCCGTCGGCCTGGTGCAGCTGGTGCGCGTGGAGCTGGCCAGCGGC